CACCCCCCGACCTCTGTGCACCAAATCAGTTGGGGAGCACCAACGCGGGCGCCTCATGGCACACCTTACACATTTCACAAGACGAACTTGATGGCATAAGGGGTCAGCCTACTCCAAGTTATGCGAATCCTGGCGCGGCAGCACAAAGTATGGTTCCCAAAGCTTGCGCAGTGATGGTGCAGTTCCCCACAATTCAAGCTGATTGGAAAGCCATGCGAGAAGTTTATCAACTGAGCCGTAATCAGGTCGACCGCGGTCTCCATCCAGGAACCCTGGCGCTAATTCAGGGACAGACCACGGCCGACCTGGGAACTCTCGATACAACTGTTATTGATGAAGATCTACAACCCCTTTTTGATGCGATGGAATCCCAAGCAAGCTGCATTATCAAGGCATATGCCGACTTTAAGGAAGCACAAGCGAAAGTTCAAGAAGAATTTGTTCCGACCAAGGAAATGTTCGAGGACTTCGACGGGGATGATCTTGCCTTAGCTGCAGCAATTTTAGCTGCGCTAGAAAGCTCCGACTTGGAAGTAGGGGATGAAACTTTAACTAGTGCACAACGCGTAATCTTTAAAGAGCAATGTTTCTTGTTATCTTATATCTCGGCAATTGCTAAGGAAAAAGCAACCTCTTTAGATCCACTTGGAGTCACCGCAGAAGGGCGCAGTACCGGTCTCGCCTCCCGCAATACCGGCGCCAAACGGTACCCTGGCAAATTAGATGGGACCGCCGCCGCAGGTTCCAATGCAAGTGTCCAAGTACAAGGAGAACCTTATGGTTTTTTGAATCGCCTAACTCTCGATAGTTCAATGGGGACGATGTTCGATATTCCCCATCATGAATTATCTAATTTACAACCGATGATCCGGTTATATAAAATAGAATATAAACAAGACGGAAGCGCCAAACAAGTTGAAATGAAATTTGACTCAGCAGCAATAGAAGGAGCCAAAGCAACAAGCGACGGTATCACTTCTGTTTCTTTACACGAAGCTTTGCAAGACCATCGCAAAAGAGGCTTTGGTGTAGGTATTAAAAAGTTTAGTCTTACTTATGATGGCAGTAATCCGTTTGCCGTTAAAAAAAGTATTAAAGCCAATCTTCAAATATTCGCTAACTCCTTCGATGAACTCTTTGCCGCCCGACGCTCACCTGAAGGAGAGTCTTATAGCTATGTAGATCTCGCTTTAAAAACCAAAGGGGAAACTGAAATCTCTGTAGCGGCCCCCGCGGCCAACCGCGCAGCCGAACCTGCGTGTGGCAATCAAGACGCAATTGATGCTGCGATCCTCCGGGCAAACGATAATTTAGAAAAATTAAACTTTAGATTAAAAGCTGTTATTGGCTGGGCCCAGCCCAACGGAGCCAACATACAGGATCTTACCATCGCCGATTCAGTGTATAATTCTCATGTTACATTAAATTTAACGCCCACAGTTCATAATTTTGAAATTGATGAACAATCACGTGTTGTATTTAATATTAATTATTTAGCTTATATTGAAGACTTTTTTGATCAAGAAGGATTTAATGTATTTGCCGCTCAAGCAGGAACACCCATTCAAAAAACTGTTACATGGCGCCAACTAATACGTAATTTGCAATTGAGTTACTATGGGACACACTGTCAAAGTAGCCAGCTAGATCTCATTAGAAAACAAATGGCAAATGCAGTCGCCAATGAAAAAAAGGAATCTTTACAAAGCTTAATGAATGATTTAATTACGAGTCGTAAAGTTTATTTTTTAAATATTCCCTATCCCGATGTCCAAAACTTCTTACTTAAAGGACCACATCATTCATTTAACCCGGATGAAGGTTTAATTTTAGATGACATAGGCTCAGCGGCCGCCCTGCAAACCGAAATAGCTGCTTCTTTACAGGGTTCAGACAAACTCTTTAGCCAGAGGAGCGATCAGACGACAGCAGAATTTGAAGCAGTAAAGCGTCGATTCACTGCAAGCTTGTTGGGATCTGGTCGAAGCACTGATTCGATGCGACTTCCTTTTTTCTTTGTAAGTGATTTGGTAGACATAGTATTGCGCAATATTGGACTCGAAATTGAAAAATTGCCTAAAAGTTTGCGGAATATCAATGAAAATGATATAGATGATGCTGCTAAACTAGAGAAAGTTAATCAACTTATAAGAATGCAAAAACAATTTGAAAGATTCCGGGTTTTATTAGGCCCTTTGGAATTAGTAAACCATGCAAATGTTGCTAAAAGCACTTTCGTTTGTTTTGGGGATATCCCTATTTCTGTAAGATATTTTTTGGAATGGTTATCCGAGAGAGTTATACGCAAAGATCAAAGCACATATTCTTTAACCAAGTTTCTCAATGATCTTTTTAACAACTTAATCAAAAACTTTTTAAATAGTGAATCTTGTTTTCAACACAACATCAAGCAAAAGGTGCGCATCAATCAATCAGTTGTCACCTCTTACCCCCCCGCAGGATATGTATACGATTCAATTACTCAATTATTAAGAGCAGACAAGGCGCAGGTGGCGCCCTACTGGGGATCCCGCGCCACTATATCAACGCGCAACAACGAAGGGCTACAAGGATATCTTCCTCCCATTTTAAATATCTCCGGCGAACTCAATTCACCTCTACCAGACAAGAGTGTCGACCAGGAAGTTAACTGGCTTGTTTATTATGCAGCACGCACGCAGCCTGTGGATTTAATGAAAGGAAATAAACATGACGATGCAAACCGAGGGATTTTTCATTATTTGCTGGGACGCGACCGGGGCCTGATAAAAGATATCAAGCTTACAAAAACAAGCACCCCTGGGTTAGCTGAAGTGCGCTTTGAGCAAGATGGATATGATGGGCTACGACAATTGAGAGTTGTATATGATGCGCAAATTGAAACGTATGCCAATGTTAAAGCTTTTCCGGGCACCTATATTTATATTGATCCCGGAGGGTTTGCTCCGAATTTTAATGGCTTCGAAGGGACCACCTTGGATTTAACTGAGTTTGGAATTGGCGGCTATTATATGGTTTATAAATCAGAACATACCTTTGGAGAGGGAATGGCCAATACTACTTTGCATGCTAAATGGGTAAATCAATTAGAAAAAGAATCACAATCGGCAGACTGTCAAGCCAGTCGTGATAATGACGCAGGAAACAATATTTCTAAATGTCGAGGTATCCGAGCCGACCGTGGGACTGGAACTTAAAAAGGATTTATTTTATGCCCGACTATTATACTAAAGGAAATAATGAAACAACGATTGCACTGTTTAATAAGCGGCTATTGTATAAAAAACGCCTGCAAGACGCAGCCGCAGGGAACGATAAAGATCATATTGTTGATTTTAATTTAGGAGAAAAATTCTTATATGGACGCACCAACCACCGTTTTGTCCCCATTCAAGTAAGCTCTCCCAATTATTTAAAAAGCTTTCCTGGCAAATATCTGTCAACAGCTATAGAAACTGGCCGGGCAATGAACTTCGTGGTAGATGCCTTCGCCGATTTGGCGCGCCAATTTGAAAAATGTGTTACAATTGGACAGATAAGTCCGAACGATCCATATTTGTCGAGCTTAAAAATTTATAAAGCTCACGAGAATGTCAATGGTAGATATCTAAATTATTTAGATACGTACTTCGGAGCACTTAAGAACCAACTAAGTAGTCAAGAATATAATATGGAAGATTTTGATAAGTTCGTTATGACATTTATAGATGTGGGCGCGACAACTTTTAAAAAGTACCCCTTTACAATGCCAGCTTATGTTAAAAGCCGCCAATGTCCCATTAATTGTTCGGGACTTGCCATTGAAATCGCAGATTTAAATCACGCCGATGATGACACAAAGATTAAAACTTTTCTTGATAGTCCTAATTGGAATTTTTATGTGAATGCATGTAATTCATATGGCTTTATGATTGATAGTCAAGCCCCGTGGCGATTAGTGGCCGATATAGATTCAGACATTATGAAAGAATATGAAGCAGTATATGGATCTAAAGGAGCCAGCCAGGTATTATCCAATCAGTTTAAATTTGTTCATGTAAATTATTTAGATATGTTTAGAAGCGATTTAGTCGCTCTTTATAGAAGCGTGAAAAAGAATAAAATAACTAGCCCTAAAATAATTAATGGACAATTAACTCAACAAGTGATCACACCCAGGCCATTTTTATCCGCTGATTTTCCGGAGGAATATTTTCTTAAAAAATATTTTCAAATGAGATTTCTCGAAGAAGAGTCTCCATTTACAGAAGAAGAACAACAGCACCTAATTAAAGATTGCGTTCAGATTGCGAGCGCTAAAAGCAGGGCCCGAGCAATTACCGATTTTGAAATTATTTTAAATAAAACATTTGACTATCGTGGCTCGATCAGTTATATTAAGAAGAGTAGAGAAGCACGTGAAGCCGATGACACACGTAATCCCAAAGAGGCTCTTAAACAATTGAGGCTTGAAGATTCCCTGCTGCGTACCAAAGAAAAAAATGAAAGGTAGGGACATTGATATTTCAATCGATTGATGATAAAAACGAATGTGTAGGGGTATATTCCGAAGGGAAATTATATTATGAGAATTTTCCTGATGACCTCTCCCGCACTTGGAAATACACAGGTGCTATTTCAGATCCTCATGTAGAATTTGCATGGTTATATGCCCAAGGGCTCTCCTTACGGGAAGCATGTCCCGCAGAATTAGTAGACGATCTACACAGAGCACAAAAGCGCTTGAAAGCTTATCTCAAATCCTTTTCGTTAGCTAAGATTAACATGCGAGACCATTGTATTTTTGATTTAGTGCCGGCAGACTTCCTTAAACAATTTTGCGAGATTAAAAATCAGATTACTGAACATGTTTTTAATACATATTCTCGGCCTGCTCACTACGAACATTTACATGAGATACAAAAGCTTCTTTATAAAATAAAATATCAAAATTTAAATTTAAATAATGAACACTGTAAAGAGTTATATTATTCTTCTGCCAATAGAGCGCGCGTTCTTAAATTATTAGACGGGCCTCAATTCATTGATTATAATATGTTTGGTACTGTCACAGGACGCTTGACTACTAACCCTGGTTCGTTTCCTATGTTAACAGTGCAGAAAGATTTTAGAAAGTTGATAAAGCCCAACAATGATTGGTTCTTATCCTTAGATTATAATGCAGCCGAGTTGCGATGCTTCCTGGCGCTGACAGACCAAGCGCAGCCCCAAGAAGATATGCATGATTGGAATGTAAGAAATATTTATCACGATGCAGAACAAACTCCCACTCGCCAAGAAGCCAAAGTAAGATTTTTTGCATGGCTTTATGATCCTTACTCTAAAGATACTATTAGCGCGAGCCATTATGATAAAGAAAAATTACTTGACACATGGTATGATTCAGAGTATATTGGAACACCACATGGACGACAAATTAAAGTAGATTCGCGCCGCGCCCTGAACTATTTACTTCAAAGCACAACTTCCGATTTAGTATTAGAAAGAGCGGTTGCGTTAGATAAATATTTAGAAAACAAGAAGTCGTTTATTTCTCATATCGTACACGATGAAGTCGTAATTGATCTGGCAGACGAAGACCGCAGCTTGGTGCCCGAAATGAAAGAATTATTTTCTCACAACAAACTAGATAAGTTTTTAGTAAGGCTGACTTGCGGAAAAAACTACCATGATTTAAAGGAGTTAGCTTTATGATTTCGATTATTGGCATTGGGAACGGCGCATCAGCTATCGCAACAAAGTTTTCTTTTATAGATAACTATCAAGTATATTGTCTGAACGATAGTATAGGCACCAATACTAAAAATGAATACTACATAGAAGCCTATGACGATCCCGATGAATATGAAGAACACCTACCAGATCTGTCCAATTTTTTTAAAGGCGTGCGAGAGCGCGTGCAAGTATTTATAACTGGCGCATCTATGAGTTCTAATTATGCTTTAGGAATTTTAGAACAGATCAAAGATAGAGAAATTGATTTATTTTATATTAAACCGGACACTGAATTGCTGACTGGCACCCCGCTGCTGTTAGATAATGTAGCATTTGGAGTGCTCCAGGAATATGCAAGGTCCGGTTTGTTTAAATCTATTACTTTAATCTCGAACTTAAATCTCGAACAAGCCTTGGGAGAAATCCCTATCAAAACTTATTATGATGTACTCAATGAATCAATCTTTTCTACCGTTCATTATCTAAACTTTTTTGAATTCACCGAACCGGAGATAGGACAAGTTGCGCCTCCCGCAGACTTTAATCGTATCCGAGCAATAGGAATATTGAACATAGAAAATTTTGAAGAAAAATGGCTTTTTAACCTTGACACTCCTCGCGAACTGTGTTATTATATATGTATAAACAATGACAGACTAGCCAGCGAAGGCGGTCTGCATAAGAAATTGGTAGACATGCTTAAAGAAAAGCCGAAGAATGCATATAAGAAAATTTCATATGCAATCTATGAAACTGCACATCCAGACTTTGGGTTCTGCGTTGCCCACACAAACGTAATACAACAACAAAAAACTCTTGACAATCTTAAGCAAGAGTGATATACTTTATTCACAAAAGGAGAAATTGAATAATGTCAATTGATATGGAGCTTATGCGCCGCAAGCTCGCAACTTTGCGCGGTGAAAACAAGGGTGATTCTAACTCTGTTTGGTTCAAACCAGACGAGGGAGACACCGACATCCGGATCATTCCAACTAACGACGGAGATCCATTGAAGGAAATGTTCTTTCATTATAACGTAGGAGATCACCGAGGTGGTGTCCTGTGTCCCAAACGAAACTTTGGGGAACATTGTCCCATCTGCGAATTCGCTTCTTCGCTTTGGCGAGAAGGAAGCGAGAAGAACGACGAGGAAAGTAAGAAGCTTGCAAAGTCACTCTTTGTGCGCACTCGATACTTCAGCCCCGTGGTTGTTCGTGGTCGAGAAGATGAGGGAATTAAGGTGTACGGCTATGGTAAGACCGCATACGAACTTCTTCTTGGCTATATCCTTGACCCCGAGTACGGTGATGTTACGGATGCGACCGAGGGTACTGATATTACTCTCACGTATACGAAACCCACCAAGCCGGGGGCATACCCCCAGACGAGCCTGAAAATGCGTCGTAATACCTCAACTTTGCTTGAGGATACCGAGGCCATCCCCGCCCTCCTTGATGGCATGCCAGATTTTGACGGACTATTTGACCGTCTAACTCCTGAGCAGGTAGACGCTATTCTCGACGAGCAGCTTGCCGGAGACGGATCCGCCGAGTCGCGCTCACGCGAGACTACTAAGTACAAGAGCACTGAAACTACTGATGTAGACCGTGCGTTCAATGAACTGGTAGCAGGCTAGGCTCGCCCCGCTGGCAGACCGGGAATAGTCTGCCACCCTTTTAAATAGTTGGTTTAGTTATCAACTGACCGCTAGCAGACCGGAATAAGTCTGCTACATCACACACACACAGGAGAAAAAAATGAGTGATTCAAATAAAAGCGGATATGAACTCCGCGCTGATTTGCTAGGAATGGCAATTGGTATCGTCTCGGACAAGGTTGATCGTCAATTTGACAATGAACATCTTAAGCCCGAAGGGCAGCGCACTGCTGTCACTCCATACACGACTGAAGATATAATTACTGAAGCCGAGAAGCTTTATCAATTCGTTCAGAAGAAGTAAGTAACCATATCCGCTGGCAGACCGGGAATAGTCTGCCCCATTAATTAGAAACAAAGGAAGGCAAAATGCCGAGAAAGGCAAAACAAACTAAGGCTGGTCGTGTATCTATGCAAGATCTCATGACCCTGGTAAACAAAAAAGCGGGACGCAATGTCGCGCACGATTTAACAGGCGCCAACCCCACCGAAGTCAAAGAATGGATCCCCACTGGATCTCGTTGGCTTGACAGTATTATATGTAAAGGCCAGATGGGAGGCATTCCTGTCGGTAAAACTACAGAGATTGCAGGACTAACATCTACAGGCAAATCTTACATGGCAGCACAGATTGCAGCCAACGCCCAGAAACAGGATAAGCTGGTGGTATATTTTGATTCCGAGTCAGCCATCGACCCTGCTTTTTTGGAGGCCGCAGGATGCGACCTAGAGCGCTTAATGTACATCCAGGCATCGTCTGTCGAGTTTGTGTTGGAGACTATCGAGGAACTTCTGGCAGCAACAGATGAAAAGCTGCTGTTGATTTGGGACTCGCTCGCATTCACCCCGGCTGTATCAGATGTTGAAGGTGACTTTAATCCTCAATCATCGATGGCAATGAAGGCGCGCATTCTTGCGAAGGGAATGTCAAAGCTTACGCTGCCTATCGCAGACAAGCAAGCAACGTTCTTGGTTCTTAATCAGCTTAAGACCAACATCACCAGCGGGCCCATGGCCCACATCACAGCGATGACTACACCTTACATGACACCCGGCGGAAAGGCTATGCACTATTCTTATTCACTGCGCATCTGGTTAACAGGACGCAAGGCTAAGAGTGCGTTTGTCTTGGATGATAAAGGTTTTCGTATTGGATCCGAAGTTAAGATTAGACTTGAGAAGTCTAGGTTTGGAACACAAGGAAGAAACTGCGCCTTCCGTATCATGTGGGGTACCGACGAGGTTGGCATCCGCGATGAAGAAAGTTGGTTCGACGCTATTAAAACGTCAGAATACCTCACGTCCAAGGGCGCATGGTATACTCTGGAAACTTCCGAAGGATATAGTAAAAAGTTTCAGCCTTCAAAGTGGACAGAACTTATTCAAACTGATGATGAATTTAGAGAGCAGGTCATACGTCTAATGGACGAAGAGGTTATTATGAGGTTTGATCAGCGCGATGGAAAGGCCGAAGACTTCTATGAAGATTCCGAAGAGCTTCCCCTTACAGTTGCCCACCACCCAGTTTAGGAGAGAAAAATGAACAAGATTATTATTGCGACTATTGCATTAATGAGCAGCGCTTGCACAGTACATGCGCACCCCCATCCAACACCACCCCCCGCGGCAGTCCACCGGCCACCGCCGCCGCGACCCGCACCCCAAGCACACCCCCAGCCAGTTAAGGTTAAAGCATGGGTTTGGGTTAAGGGACACCAAACCCGGTACGGCTGGGTGCATGGGTATTGGGATCTGCGTACAGTGCCACGGCATATGATTAATCGACATCCGCACACCTACGTGCGCCATGTACGAGGGCGCGGAAGACCGCACCCGCCCGCCCGCAGATATCGTTAAAAAACTGCTTGACAATTAGAGCCCCGCATGCTATATTATATATAACAGGCGGGGCTTTTGCTATGAAGAGAGTATTAATTGTAGATGCGTTGAATGCGTATCTTAGGGCCTATATTGTAGACCCATCCATTTCCTCCAATGGAGATCCCATTGGAGGGTTGAAAGGGTTCATTAAGATTCTTCAACGACACGTCCGAGAGACTAAACCGGATCAGATCGTGGTCGTATGGGATGGTCCCAATGGCTCTCGAAAGCGCAAGAGCATGGACAAAAATTATAAGGCAGGAAGAAAGCCGATCCGATTAAATCGAGCATTCCACAACCTTACTGACGACGAAGAGTTGCACAACAAAATGTGGCAACAAAGTCGCGTCATTGAATACATGAACAACATGCCCATCATCCAGTTTATGATCCCAGAGATTGAAGCTGACGATGTGATTGCATATATTACACAGATGGAATATTACAAGGGATGGCAAAAGATCATTATCTCTAATGACCGGGACTTTATGCAGGTCTGTGATGACGAGACTGTTTTATTGCGCCCCACTAAAAATGAATTACTAAACACAAAACGTATTATAGAACAAACTGGCGTTCATCCGACCAACATGGCACTGGCTCGCTCGATTGTGGGGGATACTTCAGACAATCTCCCCGGGATCCGCGGCGCAGGCTTTGGAACCGTAGGCAAAAGATTAAACTTTTTGAGCGATAGCAAATCATATACGATTGATGAAGTAGTAGAATTTTGTAAGAATACTAAAAGTAAACTTAAGTTCTTTACCAACATCTCTGAGAACCAAGGATTGATTGAGCATAACTATCGCATGATGCAATTGTATGCCCCGCAAATGTCTTTCCAATCTAAAAGGCACGTCAAAGAATCAATTGAAAATTTTGAATGTGAATTTAATAAGACACAGATTATGGGGATGATGCGCAACGATGGCTTTGGTGAATTAAACTGGGAAGATCTACGCACAAACCTGAACAAAATTAGTAGGGAATGTCTTGACAACACAAAAGAACTATTTTGAAATTTAGATTGACTTTACAGTCATGTCTGTGATATATATAATACACCATCGAGAGGGAATAGATGCTCACTGAAAATGTGAATTTTGGAAGGTATGGAAAGGCCTTCCAAGAGGGATTCGTACAACTTATTTTTGAAGACAGGCCGTTTGCGGATCAGATTACGGAAGTGCTGGACATAGAGTTTTTAGAACTAGAATATTTACGTGTTTTTGTTCATAAAATACTAGATTATCGCACACGTTATAGCACACACCCTGCGCTCGACACCATGATTACAATCTTGCGCACGGAACTCGATGACGAAGATAAAGTAATTCAGAATCAAGTGCGCGAATATTTTGCGCGCATCCATACTCGCGAATTATCTGATGTAAAGTACATCAAAGACACGTCCCTCGATTTCTGTCGTAAACAAAACCTTAAAGAAGCCATGATGAAATCGGTAGGCCTGCTACAGAATTGCTCTTTCGATGAAATCTCTACAGTTATTAATGACGCCCTTAAGTTGGGCTCTGAAAATAACTTTGGCTATGATTATCTTGCTGATTTTGAAGAGCGCTTTAAGATCAAACATCGCAGCCCTGTCACTACAGGGTGGACTGAAATTGACACCATTACTGGCGGAGGCCTAGGCAAAAGTGAGTTGGGCGTAGTGATTGCCCCCACTGGCGCGGGCAAGTCTATGGCGTTAGTTCATTTAGGAGCGCATGCCATTAAAGAAGGCAAGACCGTTGTACATTATACTCTGGAGCTTCAAGATACAGTCATTGGAACGCGCTATGATAGTTGCATTACGGGGTACCCCCTCTCTGACATTCGGACCTTTAAAGATGAAGTGTACGAGGAGATTAAAAAATTAGATGGCTCGCTTGTTGTAAAAGAGTATCCTGTTAAGTCTGCTACTACTAATACTATTCGTGCTCATTTATCTCGCCTGCTTAAGCGAGATATTAAACCCGGTCTTATTATTGTAGATTATGCAGACCTGCTTAAGCCAGTGATCGTGCGTAAAGAAAAGCGCAACGAATTGGAATCTATCTATGAAGAACTCCGCGCTCTCGCATCGGAGTTTCAGTGTCCCATTTGGACAGCTTCTCAAACCAATCGTTCCGGTCTCAATGCAGAAGTCATTACTATGGAACAGATTTCAGAAGCCTTCAACAAATGTTTTGTAGCCGACTTTATCTTTTCTGTCTCCAGAACTATTGAAGACAAGCAAAACAATAAAGGAAAGATCTTTATCGCCAAGAATCGCAATGGTCCGGATGGTATTATTTACCCTATCTTTATGGACACCTCTGTTGTAAAGATTCAAATCCTTCCTAAAGCTGTGATGCCCACATTAATAAACGGCGTGGCCACAAGCCCCGTAGCCCTCGGTGTAAAAGGGCAACAACAATTGTTGCGAGACAAGTACTCAAAATTAAAAAGGAAATAGAAAAAGATGAGAACAATAGAAAACATTCGTAGATTTAGATTATCAGATACCTTTTTGGAGCCCTATAAAACCAAAGAAGTACCGTGGGGCCCCTTGGGTTACATTACATTTAAGCGTACTTATGCCCGCCGCCTAAGCGAATTTGATAGTGAAGCCACAGGGTCAGAAGAATGGTGGCAGACGTGCAAGCGCGTCATTGAGGGAATGTTTGACATGCAGAAAGCGCATGTTTTTTTATTGAGTCTTGAATGGAACGATGCGAAAGCTCAACGCACCGCCAAGGATGCATATGACCGTCTCTTTAATTTGAAGTGGACCCCACCGGGCCGCGGCCTATGGATGATGGGCACCAAATTTGTAGAAGAAAAAACAGCCGCCGGTTTATTCAACTGCGCTTTTCGTTCTACTCGCGATCTCTCCACCAAAGGGGGCTACCTTTTTGCGTGGATGATGGACGCACTGATGCTCGGCATTGGCGTGGGCTTCGATACGGAAGGCGCCAATACTCTCACCATCCGCGAACCCCAATACACTAACGATACTTTAGTTATTGATGACTCCCGCGAAGGCTGGGTAGACTCCGTACATCTTTTATTGGATGGGTTTTTTCTCGGAGGGAAGGTGCCCAAGTTTGACTACTCGGCCATTCGGCCGGCCGGCGCCATCATCCGCGGCTTCGGAGGAACCTCCAGCGGATATGCACCCCTCAAAGAATTACATGAAAATTTAACTAACCTCTTTGGTCCGAAGATTGGAGAAGCAATTACGTCAGTAGACATTGTAGACACTGAAAATCTCATTGGCCGCTGCGTTGTCTCGGGCAATGTGCGACGTTCAGCCGCATTAGCTATGGGCCATTATGATGATCGTTATTATCTAGAGATGAAAAATGATGATGAAAAGCTTTATCATCACCGATGGGGTTCGAATAATTCATTCAACGCTGTAGTCGGTATGGACTATACATGGCATGCCGCACAGAGCCAGAAGAATGGTGAGCCCGGGTATATCTGGCTCCAAAATGCCCGCACCCGAGGCAGATTCAAAGATGGAATACGCCTCGATGATGTTAATGTGGCAGGTTTTAATCCTTGCGTGGAACAACAACTTGAAGACGCAGAACTCTGCTGTCTCGTTGAAACTTTCCCCGCCAAGCATGATAATCTTGAAGATTACCTGCGCACATTAAAGATTGCCTATTTATATGGCAAGACGATTACACTGTCCAACACTCATTGGCCTGAAACAAATGCTAAGATGTTAAAGAACCGGAGAATTGGACTTTCTCAATCAGGAGTTGTTCAAGCCTTTACAAAACATGGGCGCCGCCAGATGTATGAGTGGTGCGATAAAGCCTATCAATATATAGCAGAACTTGATGAGGAATATTCCAACTGGTTATGTATTCCTAAATCGGTACGTACCACCTCCATTAAACCATCTGGTACC